CGTATGTAAAAAATGATGTTGTGTACTATGCAACTAATGGTAATTCATATATTGCAAAAACTTCAACTACAGGTAATGCACCTACAAGTACAGCACATTGGGATTTATTTGTAGCTGGTGCAAGTGGTATATTTAGTGGTGGTTTATCTTTAGGAAGTGCAAATCAAGTAGTAGCTGTGAATAGTTCTGCTAATGCATTAGAGTTTCAAGACGCATCAGGTGGTGCTTGGGAAAAATTAGGACAAGTGGTACACACTGGTTCTAGTGTATCAGCAGTAGATGTAGATTTTACACCAAACGATAGTGTTTATGCTTGGTATAAATTATATATTACAAATTTAGCTGGTTCTGGAAATGGAAATCCTTATCTGCGAGTTAAAACTGGTGGTTCTACAAACACAAGCAGTATGTATGGTACTGGTGGATATGGAACAGCAAACAATGGTTCAGGTCAATGGGAAAGCACAAGGCGAGATGATACTGGCGATAATAGAATGCACCTAGACCAGACTTGGACTGCTTACACAGATACAGATAGAAGATTATTTTATGAAATTAATTTTTATAAAGGTTCAAGTTCTGCGAACAAAGCATTCTTTTGGCAACATATAGTTAATCACGATAGTGCATATTACATTGGTACTGGAATTATGGGTGGTACTGCGAACACCAGTTCAGCTTTAACTGGTTTTACAATTACATTAAACACAGGTTCAATTACAGATGTCAATGCGTATGTACTTGGATTTAAACCATAATGATAGGAGTAAAATAATATGTCAAAAATAAATAGAAATGGTGTGATTGAAGATATGACACCAGAAGAAGAAGCACAATTAGAACAAGATAGAGCAGATGGTTTAGCTAGACAACAAAAAGCTGAAGCTGACAAAATTGCTTTAGACAATCTTAAAGCTAGTGCTAAAGCTAAACTTGTTGCTGGAGAAAAACTTACTGAAGAAGAAGCAAATACACTTGTAGGAGTTTAATCCTATGACTAAAGCAAGAGATATAGCCGACTTCAAATTTGAAAACATAGTAGATATTGGTACAGAGGGTACTAGAGTAGCTTTAGGAACAACAGCACAGCGTGGATCAAATACTGGTCAATGGCGATACAATTCTACTATTGGATTTTTTGAGGGAAGAAATGCAGATGGTACTTTTACAACTTTAGAACCTACACCAAAAATTACTTCTGTTGATGTTACTGAAGTTGATAGTACAGCAGGTGGCAATGTTACTTTTGTAATTACTGGTGAAAATTTATCAACTGGTGGAACAATAGCTTTTGTTGGTTCAAGTGCTGAATTTAATGCTGACACTTCAACATTTAATAGTGCTACGCAATATACAGCAGTTAAAACTAAAGCTAGTTTTCTAAATGCACAAGAACCTTACAAAATAAAATTTACTTCTGCTACTGGAACTACTGGAACTTCAGCAGTAGGATTAATTAGTGTAGATAGTTCTCCGACTTGGACAACGAGTGCTGGAAATATCGCTACCATCTTTGATGCACAAACTGGAAATCATGTAACAGTAGCTGCAACTGATGCCGAGGGCGACACAATTTCTTACAGCGAAATCAATGCAACAAATTTATCAGGTGCTGGTTTATCACTTAATAGTTCAACTGGTGTAATTTCTGGCGATCCAAATAATGTATCTGGAGATACAACAGTTAGTTTTGATTTAAGAGCAACAGCTAACAATAAAAATGTAGATAGAACATTTAATGTTATAATTAAACAATCGCTTGATGGTTCTTCAACATCTTTAAGAGCATTTTCTGTTTTAGATTTAATTAATGCAAATGCCTCTAGTGGCGATAAATATGTTGATATTCATGGAACAGCAGTTCTTATGTATTACGACAACACAGATAAATTTAGTACAGGAGTTAGTGGTTGGTTAAGATTTGATAGTTCATTCATGAACTCTAATGGTTCTAACTTATCAGCAGCAGCATATTCTACTGGGCCAGGAAATTCTGCAAGTTGGAATAGTGGTTATCAAGGTTGGACACTAGGTAATCAAGGTTCATACACTGGCAGTACTGGGATTGGTCATGTTAGAATGAAAATGCCAAGATTACAATATGCAAGAGTAACAGCTTTAACTGGATATAATTCAGGTTCACAAACAGCAGATGATGGAAATGTTGAGCAAGATGGTTTTTATTATAATCCTAGTAATACTGGTCAGTATATGTATGAATATGCAATAAACAGAAGTCCACAAGGTGCAAACTCTAGTGGCTATCCAATTTCAATTTACAATACTAATTTATCTAACAGCTATGATGTAACAAATAAAAGTGTGAACTCTACTGGAAACTTAATCTTACCATATCCGGGTGGACATTATAGTAATTCTGGAACTACAACAAAAGGTCAAGGAGATTTTTCAATGACTAATTTTGCTTCGTTTGATACTTCAGGTGCTATGTGGTTTTCAAGTTGGTCTGGCGATAGTGGTTCAGAACAAATTGATTATTCTAATTTTACTATGTGGGTTCATTAAAAGAAAGATAATATGTTATGGCTAGAGTTACAAAAAAAGCAACTGTTCACAGCATTACTCTAAAACATATTAATGAAAAACTAGATCATATTCACAAAGACATAGATCAAAATACAAAAGATATTACTAAACTCAAAGAACAAGTAGCTATGGGTAGAGGTGGTATTAAAGTAGTATTTTGGTTAGGTGCTATATTAGGTGCAGCATTTACATTAATGAAGTTATGGGTAGGTGTTAAATGATAGATTACTCAATACCATATTCATTTGAAATAAAAGAAAAACCTGATGGTACTTATGAAATAGTTATTCATGCTATTGGTTTTAAAAGTACACAACATGCACAAGATTTTATGAATGATATAACTAATTTTGAATGGAAACAAGAAAACCCAACAATACATTAATGAAAGATCAGGTATCATTATCAGATAAAACAAAATTGAGCATGCCAATCGCTAACTTAATTGGCCTGATTATGATCGTTGGAAGTGTCGTCTTTATGTATAGCGAAATTACTGGCAGACTAACAAGTTTAGAAACTTCAAGAGAATTATTTGAATCAGACTTACTTAAAAAAAGTACACAATTACCGACTGATCAAGAACAATATATGCTGCTAGAACATCTAGCTGGAGAAGTAGAAAGAATCCAAGAAGAACTAGAAGAAAACAGACATACTGCTGTTAATCTAAATAGGGCTATGAAAGACATAGAAAAAATGCAAAGTACAATTGAAATATTAAAAGATAAAATCAGAGCAAATGGAGGACATCAATGAAGATAGCAGTTGTTTTTGCATTACTTATGTTCACACCAGCAGATTTAGAGAATCCTATGGAGTTTATGATAACTGATGGATTATCAAAATGCTTGAAGTTGAAGCGTGAGGCAGAAAGAAATACGAATCCTGATAGAATCAAATGGATATGTAAGCAAGT